ATGATAAAAAAAAGTGGCTGTTACTATTATTATTTGGCGACTACGACTTTGAAACAAGTTTATCGCCTACGCTTGAAGATATGTTAACGGATTATGCCACAAAAATATTTAAACAATCTGTGACTGAAATAAAACGACTTGGCAAATTTACTATTACCACTGACCAGCAGAAAGCAATTATTGATAAAATTGTTACTGACAGGTTAGATTTTTTATTGCCAGAAATTGAGCGTGTGACGAAAGAAAAAGTCGCCGCCAATGTTTCTGCTGCAGATGATGGAACTGCCGTTAAACAGGCTGTTACAGACTCCTACGCAGTAAGTGAAGACCGAGCAACGGTTATTGCTGATGTTGAATATCGAACAATACAGAATACAACGAGGATTGCGGCAGCGGAAGCAAGTGGAATTGTTGGCGGGGTGCTGGTTAGTGATGGTGATTATGATGAAATTTGTGAGATGGCTGACGGACAAGTTTGGTCGTTATCATATGCCGCTGCGAACGTATTAGAGCACCCAAACTGTCAACGCCAGTTCGAATTTTTGTCTGCTGATGAAGTCGAACAACATGGAGGGCTTGATGAGGAATAGTAATGAATACATTGGTAAAATCACACAACTAACCACAGCACCGGGATGTTTTTTATCTTCTCCAATGCCGCCATACATAAAATTGATGCTTGAAAAAGTTATAGAAGATAGCCAAGCGTCAAGTGCTGATAAAATTGAAGCGGCGCGTCTTTTGCTGAAATATTCATGAAAGGAGTGTGATCCAGATGAGAAATCATCTGCAATGAAATATATTAAAAATAAAATTAGGGAGGTAATAACTTGCTTGAAATATTAAACTCTGAATTTGGAACACGTTCGGTAAGCCCTACAAATCCACTTCCGATAAAAATAGTAGGAAGTACAATGGTTTTCGGTTCTGTTAATCCTACAAATTATTTATATATCGGGAAAAATGGCAATGATACAACTGGTGACGGCAGCGCGGGTAATCCATATTTAACTATTAGCGCAGCAAATACAGCGGCTACAGCAGGAACAACATTATTTGCATTTCCCGGCATCTACGCAGAAAATATTACATTCAAAGCTGGTGTAAATATTACTTGCCCTGTAGAATATGGCGTTTATATTACCGGTAATCATGTTGCTGCATTTTCAGGAACGGTAATTTGCGAAAACATTGTACTACAAAACGCTTCTTCTGCTGCTTCTGGAACGGTTTTAACCGTAAGTGGTGCAAATGCTGTAAACTTGCAATTTTTAAACAGCTATATCAATAGTATGTCGGCATCCGGTGCGGCTGATGCAATAAACTGGACTAATACAAACGCAGCCAGCAAATTACAAGTTATTGACGGTAATATTAATGTATTAAATTCTGGTGCTACTGCAAGAGCATTTTATTCTACTACTGGTGCAGCAGGCAGCATAAACCTGAATCGTTGCACAGTCAAACTTGATAATCCAAACAATGTAGCTTTGGGAATTGGCGGTGCAGTATCAATTGTTCACACAAGCGATCAAGTTATTGGTCAGGTTGTATGTGCGAATACAGCGACATATATTTGCTCGTTAGTAGCACTTACGACTACTTCCGTTGCGGTATTTGCGACCACTTCAAGTGGCATATCGGTATTTTCGAGTGTACCTGTAACCACTACGGCTAGCCCTGCATTTGCTGGTACTGGTGGCTTGGCATTTGTAGCAGTAGAATATTTGTCTTCTGGTGTTGGCGGTGCCGCTACGCTTAACGGGGGTGCTGGTGCTAGTCCGCTAACAATGGCACCGATTAGGATTAGAAATTCAACATTGTTACCGTCTGCGTCTGTTGCTGCTGGATTACTTGGCGGCACATTTGAATACGATGGAACACATTTATATTTTACGACTGGAACAACTAGAAATACGATTGTGTAGGAGGAACTAAATGCCTGATATGAAATTATTTGTACCAATTAATAAAATAGATATTGAAAAACGGCTTGTATACGGCACTGCTGCCGACGAAACACCGGATAAATCAGATGAAATTTTTGATTACGACACTTCAAAACCATACTTTGCAACTTGGTCTGGTGAAATTTCAAAGGCTACTGATGGTAAGTCGCAAGGAAATTTGCGCTCTATGCACACAAATATCGCTGCGGGAAAAGTTACGCAACTAGTTATGGACGATGTTGAAAAATCCATTCCAATTTGTGCCAAAGTTGTTGATGACAACGAATGGAAAAAAGTGGAAGAGGGAGTTTATACCGGATTCTCAATAGGTGGCAGCTATATTAAACGATGGAAAGACCCTGCTGATCCAACAAAAACCCGGTATACTGCCAATCCGGCTGAAATAAGTCTAGTTGATCTTAGTTGTAACCCATCCGCTACATTCGAAGTGATTAAAGCCAACGGCATAACCGAGCAGCGAGAATTTAAACACAAGGAGGAACCTGAAAAGTTGGAAATTGATAAATCAATCTTAACAGAGTTTAGTAAAGCCCTTGCTGATAAGGATTTAGCAAAGGCTTTTTCTTATGAGGAAATCAAGGAGCGCATTTGCGGCGCAATCAATAGTAAAATTCACACACCATTTAATCAAGGCTATTTCTGGATATTACAGACTTATCCTGACAACGTAATTATTCAAGGTGATCTTGATGGTGACGGCGATAACGATATGTACAGCGTACCGTATACGATCAGTGATGCTGGCGAGGTAGAAATTGGTTCCGATATTAAGCAGGTTAAGACTGAATATGTTCCAACCGTTGATGAAAACGGTAGTGCAGATGAAGGGGCAGAGTTGGCGGGTAAATCTGCCGAAGCTGATGACTTGGAAAAGAAGGCAGAAGGTAAATATGGTGATGTTGCCTACGCTGACGAAACAAACAAAAAATATCCAATTGATACCGAAGAACACGTAAAAGCAGCAGCTAGTTATTTTGGCATGCCGAAAAATCGCGATAAGTATTCTGCCGAAGAACAAAAAACCATTGATGCTAAAATTGCAGCAGCAGAAAAAAAGTTTGGTATCGGTGAAGCTAAAAAAGCGGCTGATGATGAATCTAAAGAAGATACAAAAGATAATGAAATGGCAGAAAAAGCGCACGATCCCGAATTTTACAAAATGCTGATTGAGCAAGAAGTCAAAATGTATAAAATGGTTGGCACTGTTGACGTTGAAGATTTTGACTTGCTGATTAAGCGGCGCGGCTTTACGGATGAAGAAAAGCAAGACTTAATTAAACAACTTGCTGATGCTGATTTGGAAGTATCTGTGCTAACCAAAGCTGGCGCTGTTCATAGCAAGTCTACTGTTGAAAAAATGCAAAAAATCCACCATGATATTGCCGATATGGGCGGTGCTTGTAAGTGTGATAAGTGCCAAAAAATATATGGTATTAACGACGATTTTGATGCTACTAATACGGCTAAAGCGACTGAAATAGTCGATTTGCATAAATCCGATGACGGGCTGGCTAAGTTTGCGGAAAGGTTTGATAGTCTAGAGAAGGTCATTAATGGCCTTAAGACTGAAAACGATGCGCTGGCTAAGAAAGTTACCGAATTGGAGAATCAACCTTTGCCGGGCGGTCCTATTTTAAACGGCAGCATGGCAATGACTAAAAACTTGGCGGGTAATTTACCAACAGGCACAAATCAATTAGATGAACTTGGTGTTTTAAAGAAATTGCGGGATGATGAAAAAGATCCCATGATTAAACAATCCATCAGTTTAAAAGTTGCTCAAATGGAAATAAAAAGCATGCAAAAATCAACATCTATTTAAAACACAAAAACTAGGAGGAATTTATTTATATGGATATGAGCAAGATTACGCAGGAAACTCTTAATTCTATGAAATCAGCGCAAGACTTAAATAAAGCAATTACTTTAGCTACTGGATTACAGGGTTATTCGCTTGAAGCCCCGGCAAAACAATTAGTACCATTTCTTTCTCCTTTGAGAAATATTATTCCTAGACGAACTTCTACGACTGGTTCCAGCACTCACTGGAAAGCTATTACCGCTGTTGATGCCATGGGCAAAGCTACTGGTATTGAAGGAACTCGCGGTAACGGCGTTAGATACAGCGAAGTTGATAGACTGGCAACGTTTAAAGTAGTCAGTTTAACTGATTCTGTTACTCTTGAAGCTGAAGCTGGCGGCCGTAATTTCCAAGATGTAAAAGCTACAAGTGCTACAAATTTGCTTTTGCGTATTATGACCGAAGAAGAAAAATTAATTCTTGGCGGTAATGTTACTTCCTTGGGATCAATTTCGGCTCCTGTAGTAACTGCAACGGGAACTGGCGGGTCTATTGCTGCTGGTACTTATTCGGTTAAAGTTGCCGCATTGACATTAGTCGCAGCTAATCGAATTTCATTAAATTTGCAAACTGCGAATGTAACGTTAGGAGTCCCGGCAACCGATTCA